AACTCTAATACGCCGATAACAGTGGATGTGTACAGCGTCTCGTCATACTTGTGTATCACTTCAAGCAGTTCATCTACCAAACCGCCAGCGACTTTGCCTTGGTTAAGAATCATGTGTTCTTCTCCTTAAGGTCCGTCATAGCGGTCGTTTTGAACAAGTTAGGTCTGTTTTGTCCGCTATGGCTTATACTCTCTTTCTCCAACTTAGCCAGTCGGTCACCCAACTCACGCACAAAGTTTTCCAACACACGAATGTAGTCACGCATCTCAAGCACAGCTTCAGTCGGCACTTCATACACGGCGGGTTTGCTTATCTTTTCTTCGCGTGTGGTTTTGCGCATTTTTGTCCCGATCGGGGCATTTTTTATCACTTCAGAGTGTTTTTGTGCATTTATGACCTGATCGGGATATTTTTCAGGCTCTTCCGCAGGCCAACAACGGATGTGCCACTGCTCGCCATACTCTTTAATTGTCAGAAGTGGGTAGCCTTTTCTGACAATCCACTCACTCATCTGCCCATCTGTCTCGGGGTCGTAGATAGCAGGGAATCCGTATTTCCAACCTTCGGGCGGGTCAACCCATAATTTAGTCATTGCTAACCGCCAAATATCTTCTTGAGTTGGTCGTACAGAGCGCGTGCTTCAACTACTGACATCGTATCCAAGATGTTTGCCTTTGCTTCTTGTGGCTTCTTGATAACTTTGAGCGGTCTACCAACTTTATTTTTCTTTTTGGTTTTGCTTGGGCTTGCCAGATTCTTTTGGCGTGCCGCCCTCATCTTCTTTAGCTTGTCTTCTTGAGAGCACTTTGGATACTCATCACCCACCACATAGTTTTTGATAGGAAATGCTTCCTTGTCTTGCGTAATTAGTCCACGCTTTACCAGTTGATTGATACGCGTTGCTACATTTTTGTAGTCAGGTATTGTCTTATTTGCGGCTACATCACGCGCAGCACAACCGGGGTTATCCCTAATAAACCGCCAAATAATTTCAGTTTGGTTAGTAGTATCTTCTTCGACTGTAACCTCAACAGTTGCATTTATGTCGTCATCAAATTTGAGTTCGTTAAGTTTCATTTTGGGTAAAACCTTTCTAAAAATTTCAGTTTGTAAGTCAGCCATTTACTTCTCCAGTTGATATTCCACAAGTACAGCAACAAACAAGTCCTTGACTTCATTTATTGAACTGCACACCTTGGTCTTTGATATGTCTCCATTGAACCGACCCGACCTCAAGATGAAGCCGTTGTCTACGCGCTCCACAGAGAAGTGCGCTGTTGGGTTTGGTTGGAGAGTTTGTTGTGAGAGCATAGGGCCGTGATACGGTGCTGTGTTGCTTATCGTTGCATTATTTCCACCATTCCCAAGCATAATGCCAGTGATGCCTTGTGCGTGTGGGTTAATAACTGCCATTGTCATCAGCCTTTCGTTTGAGGCACTCTACCAACTTCTCTAAGTAGTGGAGACCTTTGCCTACCTCTTGCACTTCGTCGTCCTTGTTGCCCATACGCATGATGTACTTGAGAGCCCCGCCACGGTAGTAACCGATCTGTTGTTCGATAGGCCACGTGTCAACTACATCCCACGGTTGAACTTTGAGTTTCTTGTAGTGATCTCCACCCACTTGGCGTAGGCTTGGTTGCGTGATAGGTGATTTGATTCTTATGTCAGTCATAGTCTTATCCTAGTTTTGCGCTTACTGCGGCGGCAGTGATGTTATCTGTTTGCATCTGAGCAAGAATCTCAGCGGCTCGTGATACTGTTGCACCACGTGATACTTTGTCGTTGACACGTGAGATGTATGAATCGCTGATATACAAAGCCAATGCAGGCCACAGTTTGAGTGCTTCGTTCAATGACTTAGCAGAGCGTAAGAATTTAATCACTTGCTCTTTGATGTCATTCCACTTGACATTGATCTCGTCATGAGTGCGTCTGCTTTCGACTAGTTCAGTTGCAAACTGTTTAACAAACGGATGATCTTCGTACACCTTGATGTTGGCGTTGTTGTAACCATTGCTACGAAAGTTAGGCACAAGAAACTGTTTGTCTTTTGCTCGTATAGCAAAACTTGTGTCATGTGGTTGGTCATTGAACTTGTATGTAATGTTTACATAAATAGCATCGACTAACTGAGTCCAATCTTCAGGCAATGTACTTTTAAGGTGCGCATACTCACCCCATGTAATATTTGTTGCTATTGGATCATCGTGATTAATCTTCATCTCCGTTACGGGTGAAGGCAGTTGGGTTTTCTCGCGGTCTTTCATACGAGAGATGTTGTGTTCGGTCTCACTGAGGAGAGCCTGAGATATTGCTACATACGCCATGTTAATACTCCAGTTCTAGGGTTAATAAATCATTAGCAATGATGCTCTCGCACACTGCTTCGTCACTTGTCAGGGAGTTGTACTCCTCTTGTAATTCACGGTACAACTCTCTCATGTATCCACGAATATGTTCTTTCATTTCTTCGGCTAGGTTTCCAAAATGATACTGGTCTATCTTTGCTTTCCAGATGTCATGTCTTAAGTCGTCAGGGTCATACGGATTCCACTCATCATCAAGATGTGTGTCATTGTCAAACCAAACGCTTCTCTCGTGGTAGTAGTGCCCCCTATGTGTCCAGTTCATTTGCCAGTAATCTTCAGCAAGGTCGTGGAGTATAGGGTCGTCGTATCCTATGCTTTGTAAGTACTTTCCCCAATCCTCAATTCTTCCTTCAAAACATGCACCATCACCTTGAGACCAGAATCCATTGAAATAAATTTTATGTACAAAGATTCCTTTACTCTCCATCCTTTTCTCAAAGCTTTCTTCTACATAATCCCACCAATCGTGCTGTATATTGATATCTCTATGTGTCTCAATAAGTTCTTTAGGTATGTGTGGCTTGGTCGACATTCTTGCCCTCCAGTTTTTCTATACGCATAAGTAGGTCATAGACTATGGTTGTCAGCATATTGATCTCTATCTCTAGAGTCTTTTGTCGATGCAAAGTCCAACGCACAGATTCTTGTTTGGCTCGGCTCTTCTGTTCTAAATTGTTGAAGTCGTCGTGCTCTAGTGGCGATGCTAATTCGATCATACTTTTATCCTTTCAAGTCCATCGGTTGTTTCATAGATGTAACGGCGTAACAGCTTCATGCCATTCTCGAGCGCATTGTCGATCAGCATAGCGCGTCGCTCTTCTTCCGATCGTTTAGTCCATGAGCCGTTGATGTATACGCTTTTATCAGGTCCAGTTGATTTCTCAAGACCGATCAAGAATACTGATTCAGCATCACTACCTAGTGGGGTTTTGTAGTTAACCTCTGCTAGATTGATTTCTCTCCTCGCACTGTGGTGCCACACGCGGTCAAGTTTGTCTTGAATCTGTTGATCAAATACACCAAGTCTTGCCATGCCACGAATGAGTACACGGATAAGTTTGGTATCTGCTTTGGCTTGCTGAATGGCTTCGTTCTTGACTAACAACTTGATATCTTCTTCTACTGTGATTAACTCGGTTGGGTCTCCGTTGGCGTCCATGCGGAACTGCATGCCAGTAGAGAATGGTATGTTTGCTTTTGTCCAAGACTCATACGGTGGACACCACGGCATAACTTTCCTACCACTCCACGATTTGCCAGACACACGAACCTTGTGCGTACTGGTTCTATGATGCGATGTATCAGAGTACACCTCCATACCAATAATTTTACCTAGGCGATTCATAGAGGTCTGACATACCCCATGCTTGAAAAGAATAGTTAATACATTATCAGTTGTGATGTGTGCTAGTGGCTTACGCTCACCTCGTACATTTTTTCCCTTGCCTGTTGCTGGGTCTCTCTCCCAAATGTTGTACGCCCAATAGAGGTTGAACGATCCATCATCTTGTTTGATAAGGTCGCAGTCTCTGAATAAGCGTTTGCAGTCTGCATTCTTGCGTTTGCGTTTCCAGAATGTTTCATAGTCTTGCCAATTAAATCCCATGACTTTCTCCTTATAAAGATTACTCTAACTCGAAGTGAATGTTCTCACCGTGCGGGGCTTCAATGTCTGAGGAGATACACCACACGATGGGATATCCCTGATCAACTCCAAAATCTGTATAGCCGTCTGTGAGACATACAAATACCTGAGGGTCAATACCATGTTCAGCGCAATACTCAAACCCAGCAGGCATATGAGTACCCCCACCACTAAAGAACTCAAGGTTAACTTCTTCACCGCATTCAAACTCATCATGTCGTTGTACCTCTGTGTCTGTATAAAGAACGTGAACTTTGTCTGGTCTGCATTGGGCAATGATGCGTGATAGGTGACCGTTGTAATACGCTAGTTCAGTCTTAGAGATTGATCCAGACACGTCGACTTGCACAACAAGTTCTCCCATCTGTGGCAACTTATCTGTCGATGGTAGATAGTCCTCGAACCTACGATTGCGACGACGCCATGTCTGCCCTTGCTGTACGCATGAGGTCATGTACTTCTCGAGGATGTCGTGCCAAGGAGTCTTGACTTCCAATAAGTCGGACACAATCTCGGCTAACTTGCCTGATAACTTACCGCGCATCTTGGCAGCCTGTGCCGCTTCTGCGATCTCTACCTTCATACGACCCTCGATCTCTCGTATCTCATCAGGTGTAAGGGGCTTGCTATCTTTGCCCACACCATCTCCATAGATGATGTCTTCACCCGTACCATCGGGACCGTCTTGACCTTCAGGCAGTGAGTCGTATATCTGCTCAGTAGTCTGATCTTTGCTACCTTTCATGTCCACGCAGTTGGGTATACGCTGTCCGACATTAGAGTCATCGAGTGTGTCATTGATCCACGCATCACCTGCATAGTTCCACTTCTTGGCGTTACGAGTCCCGAGTCGAAGTGCATGCTGTGCGATCACATGACCTACCTCATGACATAAGCCCCATACGATCTGAGGGACAGTAAGTCCTTCAACGAACTTGGCGTTGTAATAGATATTGCCACGAGCATCGACTGCCAGTGTTGGTATCTCAGTAGTCTCGATCAACTTACGACGCAACAGGATTGCCGCGAAGAACGGATGATCTAGCACAATCTGTGCTTTTGCTTTGTCTAACTTGGTAGCCATGTGTCCTCCTTAAGGTGTCATACCAAACATTGCCATTTTCTTGGCAATCTCATCTAACTTCTTAGCCGCTTGCTCTCTGACGATTGGCGACTGGCGCAATACATCTTTGTTGTTGTCATACATCTTGATAGAAGCCATGAGCACATCAGCCATGTTGTCCACGTCACTATCGCCATTGATGTTGAGCATCTTGGCTCGCTTCAAGCCCTCGACTACATTCTCCACAGCCGTGTCACGGAAGATAGAGTTCTCAGTACCAATCGGTTTGTTCAACTTCTCGACTAAGTGTTGCAATGGTTCCAACATACCCTTGATGACCTCAGTCCTCGCACTACGCGCCACGGAATCCATCGACTCATTGAATGCTTTCATGTCATCGTCGCTGATATCGAAGAGGAAGTGCTTAGCATCAGGTAGTGGAGTGAATCGCATATCGAACCCCATACGGCTTTGGAATTCCTCTGAACTAGGATAGTCTTCTACCTTGGCTCTGGAGTTCGGACTTAGGCTTCTGTGTTGTATGTCAAGTTGTACATATGTGTCGTACTTAGGCATATGCAGTGCCATCATATTGTCCATGCCGTTGATGCGTTGGCGCATGGCTGTTGTGTAGTCCATGTACTGCTCGTTAGGCAGAATGCGTGGACCCTTGTCAATGTATGGCAGTGTGTGCGTTTTGTGATAGGTATAGACCTCTGACGCGGCAGTCATGATTTTGTTGATGGGGTTGAGTTTGTCCCTAAACAATTTAGAGTTGACAACCAATGAGGTATCGTCCATCTGTTGTTGGATCACAGCCTCGGCTATCGTGTCTCGCTTGGTTAGGTTGGCTCGGCGCACAGTCAGTTTGACTAACATCGCTTTGGATGCAAGGGTGGTTAATTCCATTAGGGTTCTCCAGTGGTTAAGATAAGACGCTAGCGTTCTTCACAGCCCATGCTACGAATGCTTTGGTATTGACGATCTCAGGCTTGATCTTCTTGGAATCCAATACACACATAACTTGGAACTCGGGGGGCATACGGCCGATGTACTCGCATACACGATCGAAGTTGTCTTTGCTAACACGATGAGCAAGCGCACCAGTCAACGCAAACAACACGGGCATATCGTCAGGCACATCTGCCTTGGCGGGGTTCATCAAGATACTGTCCACATCGGGCAAGTTCTCGAAGATACGTTTGAAGCCTGTGTACTCAGCCGCCGCACCCTCACCGACCAGACCTGCGATGTTGCCAAAGTACAAGTCGCTAGGTAAGTCAGGGGCAACCTCATTGACCGCCGCCCATGACCTCGGAGTTGGATTGATTGAACGGTTGGCATCGAAGTCAGACAAGAGGTTAGGTCTGAATCGTATGAACTGAATGAGTTCCACGGCTAGGTTATTGTCCAATGCCCAACTACACCAGTCGTCCAAGTTCTCGTCGAAGGTCAGTTGTTGTAAGCGATTGCCCAGTTTGGTAGTCATACGGGTTGCGCCAGACTTGTCCTCTGTACGATTGCCTGTCGCAATGATGTGCAACTTAGGGTGCAACTTCAACTCACCGGCATAGCGATCAAGCACTACCCTACACATCGGATTTTGCATAGGTATCGGGGCATCTGTGAACTCCTCTAATATAAGAGCACACGGTTGGTCAGTCCCGTCATCGCGCAGTCGATAGAACTCTGAGGGTGGAACCCATCGAGAGAACTCACCGTCAGTCTTGGGCAAGCCCATGATGTCCACAGGATCACGCAACGATGGATTGAATTCAGTAACCCGCTCAGGGTTAATACCTAGTTCCTTCACAATGTCACGGGCTAGTGAACTCTTACCGCCCCCGGGCTTACCGAGGATTGCAGGCACAAGTTGGTTACCTCGTTGGAAGTTAGCCAATACAGATGTTTTAATGTCTGAGTATTTCATTTCAGTCTTTCTTTAAGTTGATGAGGGTTGAGGGGTTGGTTGATTCGTGCCGCGCCCCTCGTCGCGGTAGTTAAGGTGGCATCCAGCCAAACAGTCTCCCCGTAGTGGAAACTAGATACCTCAAGGCGTCAGTCACATCACCCACGCTAGACGCCCTGATGCTTTATGACCACTACGGGTTAAGCAATCCAAAAATTAAGCCAATAGTGGCAAGCGCCACAGCCACGCACCATATGATTTTGAATTCGGTTAGGTCGTCAGTTGGTTTCATAGTGATTCCTCCAAGCGTTGGTTTACGAAGTAGGCGGTAGCGTAGGCTTTGGCTTCCTTGAGTGTTTTAAAACTGTAGTTACCAAGTTCAAACGCATCGGGTCCGTTCGGTAGGATTTCGTATCTGTAATCCGCTTCCAAGTCGGGGATGTAGCGTATGGTGCAGACATCTGCATCGTCAATGATGAGATACCAAAATGCCCACCCCGCTCTATGTGTGTTGGCTTTGGGGTTGTATTTAAGTTTTGACCATTTCATGATGTCTCCTAAATACCCATCGGGAATCTATCCGTGTGGACAGCCATATGCTTAACTCACGGCATTCATCTTGCAGTAAGGGCATGCGCTTCCTCCAATCGTCTAAGAACTTGTTTGGCTACATACTCATCGGTGATAAGTTCTGCACCATTGGCCAAGTTGAGTGTGTGTGAGGCTACTGTTTGCCAACCGCCATCGCTAGTCTCTATGCGCGCTCTTTTAAGCGTCACTTGCCAACACATCACGCCACGGGTTACATGGTCAGGGTCCTCTACATACCGCCATTCAGCCGAGTCTGCTTTGTATCGGCGCACTAAGTCCACTAGATGTACTTTGGTCTTTCTCATGTCATTCTCTCGTGGGCTAAGGTTCTGATCTCAGGCGGGGGATACTCAAGTGTTGCCACCATTTGGGCTAGGTACACATCGGGCTTGGTTTTGGAGTTGTTGAGGTAGTACCTGTATAGGCGTTGGATTGCATCCTCTGCATCTGTACCTACACGCGCTAGTACTTTGTCTTCGCAGATAAGTAAATACTCTCCGTTTGTCATAGTTCCTCCACTGTGCGTTTGGCTTCGACTTTATAGCCTAGTTGTTTGATGAGTTGGATTGCGTGATAGGTGAGCGTGGTTGTCTCTGCTATCTTGGCAAACAGTTTGGCTTGCTCGCAGATGGGGTAATACAGGGTATTCCCGTATACGCTTTTGGGTTCAATCGTTATCTTCATATGGCACCTCTTTAAAACCAGCGATGGATAGGATTACTTCTTTACAGTTAGTATCAAACCCATATGTTTGGGCTAGATGATCCCAATCGTGGGGCAGTAGTTCTGGGTCGATGCGTATCCACCCGCTCTTGCCTAAGATGGTGAACCCAGCCTTCTCAAGTTGCTTCTTGGTTAACATAAGTTACTCTCCTGTTGGGGTTGATAGAGTCCATGAAGGCGAACTGCTCTTCAAAGTTATAGGGAAAGCGTCCACGCTCATCAAAGAATCGCCACATGTCACAGGTGTAGCACCCGATCTCGTATGACTTGCATCGTTTGTCGGTGTATCCACGCTCGTATGAGCCCTTGAACTCTTCGCAGTGTTGCTTGACTGAATAAGCCCTACGCTTGTGTGCTCGTTGATTCATCTTGAAAGTCCTTTTCATGTAGCACAGGGTTGTCCAGTGCTTCTTTCATCCATTTAAGGATTCCATGCAAGTCATTGACTGATTCGCTACCAATACAAACATCGGAGTAGGCTAGGAGTTCGCGTTTGTCGTTATAAAAGACTTCCTTGAACTCGAGCCAGTTCTCTCCGCCATTTTCAGATGGGCAGTTGACTACCCTGATATTCCATTTCATAGTGATCCACCTTTGTGTGATGAGTTGAGTCCGAGCAGTAATGATTTGTCAGTTACTACTATGTAATTACTTTTTGGCATGGGCACGATGGTGTGCTTGCGTTGCTTGGCTAAGATTTCTCCACAATCCATACATGTAGGGCGTAGAGTCTTTGCCCTGTGTGGTTCGACACGGACTGCATAACAGTGTGTGCATATGGGCAAGTGATAGTCTTCCATGATAGGTGCGCGCGTTTACGAGGTTTCCCAGTCAGCATATATAAACATGCCTACGATCGTGGCTGTGCACCCAGAGTAGAAGAAACAGATATCTCTAAGATATCCATCGAAGTGGAGTCCAAAAGCGAATGACGCGCATGATATGGCTGTGGTTAGCACAAGGTGTATAGATTTCATGACCAGATTTCCTTATAGGTTGCGTTGATGGCATCGTCCAATGATTCGGTAGTCTCATCGGTGTTTGGTGTGTATTCGCATACGAATTCCTCATCGTCCATGAAGTCCAATGGGTTATCGGTTGTGCGTGGAATGACTAGATACATTAAAGACATGAGCGTTCCTTTGATTGGTGTGGCAATTGTGTGTATGTAAATACACGGGTGAAATAGACGAGCGTCTATATGGGTGTGGCAGATGTATGTATACATACATCAAACCTTGTGGTACACTTCTGCCATAGGCAGAAGTAGGTGTGGCGATTGTGTGTATATCGATACTGTATTTGCATACAGTTTTTGCTGAGTTGAAAATTGACCAACAAATTCAAACCCAATAGGCATGCGGGTTGCGAGAGAATTTGTGAATTTGCGGTGTTTTCCAGAGGGTCAGACGGGTTACGCGATTATGTGAATGTGTGTATGTCATACACACCTCTGCGCATGTATCCAATACATACACTCTCTATATCTTTCTGACCCTTAATATATATAACAAATTCACAAATTCACAAATTACCCCTTGGCAACCCGCATGAAATCGACATTCTTGAATTTGCTGATGAATTTGCTACTTTTGGACACAACAAATTCAAAGGTGTGGCACATGTATGTATACACACGCACTAGGTTTATGTGTGTCGCGGCGATCTTTGGATATGCGCTTGTCGCGTTTGGACGCAGATGCCCAACGCTTGTATGGTGTTCGGTTCGGCTCAGGGGGCAAGCCCCCTTGAACCTTCCGATTGTTTTCGCCGTCACGAAGTTTCGGCATTGGGGCGATTGATACGCCCCGTGGCAAGGTGTGAACCCGCATTAAGCATCAACTGTGTCAGACTTAGCAGACTCAGCGATACGCTCGACCAAGCCATACAAGAATGCGTTCTGACCTTTGAGGACAAAAGACTTACCTGCTTGCTCTGCTTTCATGCGCTTAACTTGCACAGACTTTTCGACATACTCACACAGTTGCATGAGGTTAGCCTTAGGCACTGGACCAGTTGGAGGAATGAATGCTTGAGCAACTTCACCCACGGCTTTCGGTAACAAAGACGATGACAAGATGTCATTGACGATAGGGCGGTATGTGCCATTTGACAACTGGTTTACATAGATCATGCTTGAGAGATTCAAGCGTGACTGACGATCTGCAAAAGCAATAGCCTTAGCAAAAGAACCAGTTTTGCCAGTCTTGGTAGACATGACGACAGACTGCTCACCGTTAAACAATGCGATAGCATTAGACATAAAAATCCCCTTGAGTTAGGTTTCAAAGTAAATACTGCACCATGCAATACCTACTTAAAAACCCACCGCCACACTTTGCCGAGCGTGTTTAGGCCATGTCACGATTACATGAGTTAGGCCATGCGGTAGGGTTTACCGCTCGCTTGCTTCACCCAAAGCGAGAAAAAGTTAGGCCCATAGTATTACAAAGTAATACCGACACCCGAAAATAAATTGTTAAAAATCGATACGATCACGAAAAGAACACCATGCGACCCATACATGAATGCGATAGAGTTACCCATGCAATGCGATATACGGACACAATGAACAATCGTTGCCATAAGGCGTGACGCTGAGAATGCGATGATTCTCACTATGAGGTGGGCAAGTAGGTTTTAACTAATCGACCAGTCTCACTATTAGGTGGCAGGGTAGGTTCGGGCGGCAGGGGGTGGAGGGAGGGACACGGACAAGGCGGGCCCCGCGCCTGTTTACGTATGGCGCACATAACAAGGTCAATTTTTTAGGAACATACATACATTCGCCACACGTGCTCCCATACAGCTCTATGATTTAGTCATTAAACCTAAACAAACCCAGCGATAATGCGGGCATGGCGTATAAAATCCAGAGAGCAAATTTAGGTTGCCTAGACGCGCAGCTGGCATTAACTCGACTCCAAAAACAGTGTTTACCCTATGACAAACCTTTTTCAACGATGGTGGGTTACTGGTGGATTGCCTACTCTGAAAGTGGTGTACCAGTTGGTTTTGCTGGTGTCGTTCCTTCTCAGCGCTGGAGTGATTGCATGTATTTGTGCCGCGCAGGTGTGCTATCTAGTCATCGTGGACAAGGACTGCAGAAACGATTTATTAGGGCCCGTATTAAGTTGGCTAAAGAAAAACATATGAATTGGCTTGTAACGGACACCAACGACAACCCAGCGTCAGCCAACTCCCTAATATCTTGTGGATTTAAAATGTTTGATCCAACTATTCCGTGGGCAGCCAAGGGTGCGTTGTACTGGCGCATGAAACTTTAATGGATCATATATAGACCGTTAAGCCACTTAATGACACATTAATAGATCATATATGCCCTATAAAGACCCAGACAAACGTAAAGCCGCATCTGCAAAAGGGTCTGCAACCTATTATGAAAAAAACAAAGAAGCTGTAAAAGCAAGAACCAAGAAAAAGAGAAAGCAACAAAATGCAGAATGGCGGGCCTTTAAAGCAACGCTAAGTTGTAGCCAGTGCGGGTTTAGCCACCCAGCGGCTATGGACTTTCACCATACAAACAAAGACGACAAAGAAGGCGGAGTGCACGAATTTGCCCGTATGCGTAACTACAAAAAAGCCTACGAAGAAATAAAAAAATGTATCGTATTATGCGCAAATTGCCACAGAATTGTTCATTATACTGACCATTATCAAAAGAAAGCCGCCAAAAAAGCCAAGAAAAACGGGGCCGAAGCCCCGTGAAATACGGAATCTAAACCCGATTATTTTTCTTCTGGAGCTTGAGTAATGTTGAAAATGTATGTATTTCCAGCGTCTTCTCCGACAGTTTCGTCTTCTTCTTCTGGATCGACTTCAAACCACTCGTCAGTTTCTGCATCGTATTGATACCATGCGTCATTCTCTGCATCATAGAAATAATCGCCGTCTTCGTCTTCGAACTCTTCATCTTCGGCTTCATCTTCGTCTTCTTCGGTTACGACGTCATAGTCCACAGCCCAGCCGTGGTCTTTTTGGAAGTCGATAAATTCTTTGATGATTTCAATCTTGTCGAAATCAAAGGTCTCGATAGTCATTACTTCGTCTTCGGTACCCCAAGCGCTGAGGTCAATGGTGATTTTGTACATAGGTTCTCCAAGGTTAAAAGGGATACAGCTTTGGGGCTGTAACGACATGCTAGACAACCTTTATTACTTCTGCAAGACAACACTTTAGTTTTAAATTTTGTGTTGATATACTACGCTTGTGCAGTTGTCAAACCGGCGTAATGGGGACGAAGAACTTGGTTATTTTCCGGTTTTCTTACCAAGGTTCAACGAAATGGCAGGCGAGCTTCTTACCCGTTACTGCACTTGACACACCATTTTTTGGCGTTAACATACACACGTCATTAACCAACAGGAGTTTTCTATGGCCAGCAAAATGCCCCCAGCCCTTATGGCGAAGTTCAAAGGTAAAGAGACTAAAAAAGAAGAAAAGGGCGAGAAAAAAATGCCTCCAGCTCTGTACAAAAAGGGCGAGAAAATGGAAGAAGCCAAAATGAAAAAGGCTGGTAAGCCCGTCATGAAGGGTAAGTACTGATGGCCGCCAAGCCCGGACTTTATGCAAATATCCACGCCAAGCAAAAGCGTATAGCTGAAGGCTCGGGCGAGAAGATGCGTAAGGTTGGCACCAAGGGTGCCCCTACCAAACAAGACTTCATCAAGTCGGCAAAAACCGCGAGGAAGAAATAATGGCTACTAAAAATTGGATTGCTGGCGCTATCAAAAAGCCCGGCCAATTACACAAAGACTTGGGCGTACCAAAAGGCGAAAAGATTCCAGCTAAAAAACTCAAGGCTGCTGAAGCCAAGGGCGGCAAAGTTGGTCAACGTGCTCGACTGGCTGAAACCTTAAAAGGTATGAAGAAGTGATTGGCTACATTCAAAAACAAATCGACGCTAGCGAAAAACTGTTCGAGATGATGCGAGCTGATCATAAAGAACGGATGACGCAAGTGTTGGTTTGGGCCGACATGAACGAGAGCCTACTTCGCAAATTAGAAGAACGTGACCGTGAGATTGAGCGTTTGCAAGGTCTTTTAAAAGCGCACGAAACTGCGGAGAAGCTGTGATGAAACGGTACAACTTTTTCTTACCCGACTCTGTTATAGAAGCTTTACGCCAAGAGGCGCATCGCTCTGGCTTGACCATTTCGGAGATCATTCGAAAAGTCTTGACGGTCTATACCAATAAGTTGACTGAGAAGAAATGACTGATGACATCAGCCACTATGCTGAACATTCTGAGTTTGCACTCTCACCAAGCGCGCCAGAAGCCCACGTTACTTTAGACGTACCACCCCAGTTAATCTGGGAGTGTGCGGCAGGGCTGGAAGACCCTGACTCCATTGCGGCGAGGTTTAATTTTGAGGGTGCGAAGTGGGAGCGGCTCAAACAGTGGCCGCCTTTCATACATGCAGTTCAGAACCAGAAAGCGGAGTTTGACCGTAACGGGATGACTTTCCGCCTCAAGGCCGGACTCATGGCTGAAGAGATGATGACCCAGATGTTCAAGCAGGCCATAAGCCACGACAGCTCGATACTGCAGAAACTCAGTGTGTTTAATTCTCTTGTAGACGTAGCTGGCTTAAAGCCTGACAAAAAGGCTGTGGATACAAACGTGCAGTCAGCTCCGAAATTTAGTATCACGATCAACATACCACAAGCGACGGCCCCAACGCCGATCACCATAGATGGCTAACCTAGTCTACACACCACCCGTCTCGGTGGTCCCATTTTTAACATCAACTAAGTTTGCTAACTTTATTGTGGGCCCCGTGGGCTCGACAAAGACAACAGCGTCGCTCATTAAGATCGGGTACGAGGCGGCGAAAGTGAAAGCCAGTCCGGACGGCATACGGCGTAGTCGATGTGCTGTAATTCGTAACACGCGTCAGATGCTGTGGGATACGACCATACCTGACTTTTTAAAATGGTTCCCAGATCAAGAGGCAGGTATCCTTGAAAAAACTAACTCAAAATTTATTCTTAAGTTTGATGACGTTGAATGCGAAATACTTTTTCGTGGTCTTGATGACGCTAATGACGTTCGTCGCTTGCTTTCTTTGCAGCTTACTTTTGGTGTCATGGATGAGTTTAGAGAGATTAACCCAGATATTTACAACGCGCTTACGGGCCGTTTGGGACGCTATCCAGACAAAACGATGAACGGTGTCGGCGCTTGCGATGATGAAGGCAAGCAAGTTCATAAGGTGTGGGGCGCGACTAACCCGCCAGACGCTGATACGTTTTGGGAGACCATGCTGGCCGACCCGACAGATAACATGCACGTAACGATCCAGCCTTCGGGTTTATCCCAAGAGGCGGACTGGGTGCAATACTTGCCAGACGGTTACTATGAGAACCTGTGTGAAGGCAAATCGGAGGATTGGATCGATGTCTACGTCCACGGAAAATTTGGTAAATCGTTATCAGGGCAGCCTGTATTCCGAGCTTTTGATCGAGATACACACGTCGCCAAACAAACCCTTAACCACATCAAACTACAAACACACCCACTCATCATCGGCATGGACTTTGGACTCACGCCTGCATGTTCAATCAATCAAATCGATGCCCAAGGAAGATTTCTTACCTTCGCTGACTTGGTCTCAGAAGGTATGGGTACGCTACGTTTCTGTCGTGAGAAACTTAAACCTCTACTGGCTAACCGTTTTCCGGGGATGAACGTCCTGATTGTGGGCGACCCGGCCGGGCAGCAGAGAGCTCAGACTGATGAGCGAAGCGTGTTTGACATCCTTAGAGCCGAAGGGTTTCGGGTCATTTCAGCTAAATCCAACAGTGTTGTAGCACGTGTTAATGCAGTCGACAAGTTGTTAACACGTACGGTAGATGGCAAGCCCGGTCATTTGATCGATCCAAGCTGCACACATTTAATTGCTGCACTGCGTGGCGGATATAGGTATAAAATACGACAAAATGGGGAAGCGGACGACAAACCCGAGAAAAATTCCCATTCACACATTGCAGATGCCCATCAATACGCGTGTCTGCACGCTGATGGAAACGTCACAGGTGATGCGTGGACCCGTAAGGCCGTCGAAGTGAAACGAGTTGACTACGTGTGGACTTAAAAGTAGACTCGGCCCCCATATACTACCCATATACGAAGTGACGCACATATGCAATTAGGTTTGAACATTACTAATTCGAACGCCCCGGGTACTGTTACCACGGGTGGTATGGTCACCATTAAATCATTGAAAGCGTTGCAAGATGAGCAGCGCACAGCCGCGCAGCAACAGAACTCACAGCCTGTTGTCCAAGCCCTAGCTGGATATATTCGTAAAACTTGGATGTCATCAATGATGGCAAAACAGCAGACATCCGAGATCAAAATGTTGAAGTCTGTTCGCGCGCGACGCGGAGAGTACGACCCCGATAAGCTTGCTCAGCTTCGGGAGCAGGGCAGTTCCACCATCTATATGATGTTGACATCGAACAAATGCCGTGCAGCATCGAGCTGGTTGCGCGACACGCTGGTGACTTCTTCTGATGAGAAGCCTTGGACAATTAAGCCCGGTGCGATTCCTGATATTCCTCCAAATCAGATCGAGAGCATCATGCAGCAGGCTCAGCAAGAAGTTGAGCAGTTATACGCAGCAGGCCAACCACCTACAGATCAGCAAGTGCGCGAGCGTTTGCTAGAGATGAAAGATATGGCGATGTCTCATTTAAAAGACATGGCGACCCGCACTGCAGAACGCATGGAAGTCAAGATGACTGACCAGCTGCAAGAAGGCGGCTGGAGCAAAGCGTTTAGCGATTTCCTAGACGACATTACTACATTCCCATCAGCATTTATTAAGGGGCCAGTTGTTCGCAAGCGCCCTAAGATGAAGTGGATACCAACGCAAGACGGCCAGTACCAGATCGACATCCAAGATCAGTTGTGCCTCGAGTGGGAACGCGTTGATCCTTTTAATATTTATCCTGCTGCAGATGCAAATGACGTCAACGATGGCTCATTGATTGAGAGACATAAGCTACAACGTAGCGACTTGCAAGCCCTGATGGGCGTTGAGGGTTATAGCGACGGCGCGATTCGCATGGTGCTCGAGGAGTACGGCAAGGGCGGACTGCGCGATTGGATTTACGTTGACATGAACAAGGCTTCGGCTGAAGGCAAGTCAACAATGGGTGTGCAGCAAAACCCATCGGCATTGATTGATGCTCTACAGTACTGGGGTAATGTACAAGGCCAGTTGCTACGCGACTGGGGCATGACAGAAGACGAAATCCCTGATCCTCTAATGGACTATGCGATTGAAGCATGGGTTATTGGGCATTGGGTTATCAAGGCTGTGCTAAATCCCGATCCACTGGGTCGTAAACCTTACTACAAGGCGTCATATGAAGAAGTTCCGGGAGCATATTGGGGTAACTCTGTTGCTGATCTCGCTAGGGATGCCCAAGATATCTGTAACGCTGCCGCGCGTGCGCTGGTAAATAACATGTCGATCGCCTCGGGTCCACAGGTGGTCTATAACATTGATCGTTTACCACAGGGCGAGAACATCACACAGATGTATCCTTGGAAAGTCTGGCAAGTCACAAGTGATCCAATGGCCGGTGGTGCAGCTCCTATGCAGTTTTTCCAGCCTAGCTCGCTCTCCCAAGAGTTGATGGCTGTGTATGAGAAATTCTCTGTATTAGCCGATGAATATACGGGTATACCCCGATATATGACGGGCGATAGCGCTGCAGGCGGCGCAGGCCGTACAGCCTCAGGTATGAGTATGCTCATGTCTAACGCTGGCAAAGCCATCAAGCAAGTTATTGCGTCTATTGATGAGAATGTGATTCGCTTAGCTATTGAACGGTTGTATTTTTACAACATGCGCTACGGAGATGACCCAGATTTGAAGGGCGATGTCAACATTGTTGCTCGCGGAGCCGTTTCGTTATTAGTTAAAGAACAAGCTCAGATGCGCCAGACTCAGTTCTTGCAAATTGCTTTGTCTAACCCGATGACTGCTCAAATTGTTGGAGTAGAAGGTATTGCAGAACTCTTGCGTCAGTCTGCTAAGACTCTAGACTTAAACCCAGACAATATCGTGCCCCCCATCGAAATCATTAAAGCTCGCATGGCGCAGCAACAACAGCAAGCGGCTATGCAACAACAGCAGTTGGAGATGGCTCAACAAGGCGGGCAAGCGCAGGCAGGCGGCACCCCACCTAAAGCACAACCCGGAGCAACATTACAGAATGGAGCCCCGGTCACAAACAATTTTGCTCCAATGAGCGGAGTTGGCTCTTGACAACTGTAGAATGTTGTACATAATCGCACCTAACCTAACGGAGTAAATCCATGAAAGCAATCAACCCGAACGAGAAGCGCTCACAAGAGTATTCTCAAGAATCTGCCAAAACAGACGGCATGTCTAAAGGCCCAGCATCACAAGGTGCAGGTGGCAATGATGGCAACATCATTAATTTAGGCAAGCGTGGTGGTTCTGAGTACACCGCTGAAGTTGCTAAGACCGACGGAATGTGTAAATAAAAATGGTGCGAGTTGACGAGCGTGTTGCTCGTTGCCTTACACTATTGAAATCGCAAGAGTTTCAACCACTGGTAGAATACTTGCAACTGATTCACGCAGATACGCTTCAGCGCCTAAGTGAGTCAAAAGATAAAGATGAAATGTGTCGGCTTCAGGGCCGCGCATTGCAGGTGAAGGACCTCCTTGACCTTGTTGACACAGGTAGTACTTTGTTAACTAAACTTCGCAGATAGTCCGCAGACCGTAAAGTCGGAGCAGACAATCAAAATTTAAACGTAGTAGCTGACCGTAAGCGATGTGGTAGCAGACCGTAACTGGAGCTGCCTAGCGTAGTCGGAGCGAAGGAGATAGAGATATGGCATTGCCACGTGCTGTTCAACAGCAAGTTGAAGACGCTGACGCACTTGTTGCGCAGATGAATGGAACCCAACCTGTAAATCCAGACACTGGGGAACCGATAGTCACAGACCCTCAACCTACACCCGAACCACAACCGCAACCGATCTCGCAAGAGATAGAACCGAAGCCAGCGGTACCTGAAGAAACGTGGGAGCAACGCTACCACTCACTGAAAGGTAAGTTTGATGCTGAAGTGCCCCGTCTATACGCGCAAACGCGTGAGCTGAATGACCAAATCAAACAGCTTATTGCAGAAAACGCAGTAGCCAAAGCACAACCAGTTCAAGCTGATCCGGCCCCGGGAAAAACTCTTATCACTGAACAAGACAAAGAAGCATTTGGTTCTGATCTGATTGATCTAATCGAGCGAGCAACTGAGCAAAAATTAGCGGGCAACCGCCAACTAGAAGCCCAGCTACGCGCAGAGATTGATGAATTGAAGGGCAAGCTAGGTAATGTTTCAGATCGTCAAGTAGTGTCTGATAAAGATCGCTATGAGACTTCTCTGACAAACGCAGTACCAGATTGGCAAGTCCTCAATGTAGACCAAGGTTTCTTGAATTGGTTAGCAGAAGTAGACCCTGTTTACGGTATGCCACGCCAGTATGCGTTAACAAACGCGTATGAAGCACTGGATGCCACACGCACGGCCACCATCTTTAATCAGTACAAGAAGTCTATTGCGCCTGCACAAAATCAGCCAGCAAGACCTAATCTTCAGAGTCAAGTAGCACCGACCCGCTCGCGTACATCGCCAGCTCCTACGAATCCAAACGTAGACAAACGTGTTTATAGCCAACAGGATATAGATTCGTTTTACACCGAATGGAGACGCGGGTTCATCGATGAGGCAGAAGCGGTGCAGATTGAAAAAGATATTCATGCCGCCACGACGGAAGGACGTATTCGCTACTAAGCAGCGTTCCCAGACATGGCGGTAACCAAACCGTTTTTAAACAAAGAGGACCATCATGTCTACAATTACCGCAGCAGCAGCGTATCCCATTAACTCCGGTGGCTTTAACACCCCCGGCGGTCAGGTAGCCTATTCAGGCACCGCATATTCTGGTTCATTCATTCCAGCCCTCTGGTCTGGTAAATTGGCTCAGAAATTCTATGCAGCCACAGTGTTCGGCGAAATCGCTAACACCGACTGGCAAGGCGACATCACCGGAATGGGTGATACCGTCATTATCAACACGATCCCTTCGATCACTATCAACAGCTACTCCATCGGTCAAAACTTGGCTTATGAAGTTCCTGCCCCTTCAACCATTTCTTTGGTTATCAACAAGGGTAAGTATTTTGGCGTGAACGTCAACAACGTGTTGGAACTCCAAGCAAAGCCTAAATTGATGGACATGTTCACCAATGACGCCGCAATGCAAATGAAGATCAACATCGACAAAGACGTGTTGTATACCAACTTCAACCAAGGCGACTCAAACAACCAAGGCGCTACCGCTGGCGCAATCTCTGGTTCTTTCAACCTCGGTGTTGATACAGCCGCAATCACATTGACCGCTTCTAACATTTTGCAAAGCATTACTGCCTTGTCTAGCGTGTTGGACGAAGCCAACGTGCCTGAAACAGATCGTTGGTTGATCATCACCCCAACAGAGCGTCAAATCTTGATGCAATCGAACTTGGCTCAAGCCCAGTTTATGGGTGACGCATCTAGCGTTTTGCGTAACGGCAAGATCGGCATGATCGACCGCTTCACTGTGTATGTATCTAACTTGGTACCACGTGGTGCAGCTGGTAAGACTTGGATGAACCCAAATACCGGTACTGACGCTACATCTTCTAACGCTGTTAAGCGTCACGCTGTTATCGCTGGCCACAAGTCTGCAATCACTTTCGCTTCGCAAATCGCTAAAGTTGAGAGCTTGCAAAACCCTAACGACTTCGGTACTTTGGTCCGTGGTTTGAACGTGTACGGTAGCCAAGTTGCTCAGCCTAAAGGCTTGGCATTGTTGGTCGCTGCAGGTTAATAGTGCAGGTGGGGCTTCGGCCCCATCTCTTTAAACCATTACACATAGGATTTATCATGTCTCAAGAATATAAAGTTGTCGGACAAGGTATCTGGGGTGAAGCAACTCAGCAGTTAATTATTGGTGACGTTTTGACTGGTCAAACAGCCAACGCTACTACACAAGCAACTGCTACTGCAATCACCGCTGATATCACTGTTTTCTCTACCGTTGCCTCTACTGGCGCAGCAATTTTGCCTAACAACTCAAGCGCTGCTGACATTCTGGTAATGAATGGCCAAGCTACCAACGCTTTGATCGTGTTCCCACCTGTTGGCGGCACTATCAATGGCGGTTCAGCCAATGCATCTTACTCACAAGCCGTTTCTAAATGCGCTCGTTATGTAACTGCTGATGGTTTGAACTGGTACGCCATGATCTCGGCCTAATCAAATAGGGGCTTCGGCCCCTATTACTTGAAAGAAGTGCATGGGTACGGTAACCGCGAAAACCATTATTGACAAAGCTTCGATTCAGTTAATTGACTTGACCAACATCCGTTGGACGCGAGCCGAATTGCTATCTTGGCTCAACGATGGAATGCGCCAAATCGTACTTATTCAGCCGAGCGCTTCATCGACTACCTCTGTAATTTCTTTGCAGTCTGGTACTAGACAATACATCCCAGACGACGGATGGTTGTTGCTCAACATCTACAGAAATATGGGGACTACTGGGTCAACACCCGGGCGTGCTATCCGTATTATTTCTCGTGAGGTATTGGATAACTTCAACCCGAACTGGCACACGGCTACTGCTACAGCAGAAGTTCGCAACTACATGTATACCAACCAAGACCAGTTGGCGTTTTACGTGTACCCACCAAATACAGGCACGCAGAAGATTGAAATCAATTACTCTGCGCAGCCAACAGACTTGACTTCTGAATCGCAAGCCATTCCAATTTTTGATGTGTTCCAGTCTGCTTTAGTGGACTACATCATGTACCGCGCTTGTAGTAAAGACGCCGAATACGCTCCGGGCGTGCAGTTGTCTCAGAGCTACATGGCTACATTCGTTGCTGCGGTTCAAGGCAAGACACAGTCTGAAATCTCTAACGACCCATCGCAAGCGCTCAACCCGCCTAACCCCGCAGCCCGTGGAAGTACCTCAGCATGACCGCAGTTTCATACGAAGTCTTTTTGCCGGAAGTTATGCCATATGTGCACGACGCGCCCGAGATCGTGGCGGTGCAGGCTATTCGAAATGCGTGCATTGAGTTTTGCGAGAAGACACACTACCTACAAGAAAAACTTGACCCAATCACTGGAATCAAGGGGATTGGGTTGTACGACCTAGATTCAAACGATAACAACTACAAAGTTGTAGAAATCATGCAGGCGTACTACGGGGATCAATTATTGATCCCAAAGGCGCAAGAAGAACTTAACCAGATTTACCGCACATCAAACTGGGAAAACCTAAGTGGGAACCCTTATTATTATTTTCGCACAAGGGCAGGCGAGATTCGTTTAGTAACAATACCAACAGTGACAGAAGCAAACAAGCTAAACGTAAAAGCCGCAATTGCCCCGAAAAGGGCATCTACTACAGTTGATGACGAGATGTTTGAGCGCTTTTTAGAATATATTTCTTACGGCGCACGCGCACGTTTGTACAATACACCTAATCAACCTTACTACGACGCCAAGACTTCTATGGAATATACCAAGAGGTTTTACGATGCGATTGGTGAAGTACGCACACGAGTGTACAAAGGGTTAACCCGTACAGCAGTGAACATCGAATTCCAGAGGTTTGTATGACCGATAAAATCAAACTTGTTCAAGACGACACCCGCCCAGCGCTGGTTTGCACAATTACAGACGATACCACTGGTGCGGTTGTTGCTCTGACTGGAGCTACAGTTTTATTGAAGTTCCGAGCCGCTGGTTCTACAACCCTGCAAGCCACTGTAACTGGAACTGTGACTGACGGCCCCAATGGTGTTGTTGCGTTCTATCCAGCTTCTGCCCCAACTATGCTTAGCGGGGATGCAGGGGACTACGAAGGCGAAATCCAAATCACGTTTGCTGATGGCCAAATTCAAACTGTGTATGACCTATTGAAGTTCAAGGTGCGGAGTGACTTTTAATGGCCGCACAAATTACCGGCAATAGCACTTCTGCGACAGTTGCTTCGGTAAAACTGCGGGCAAGCGTATCTACGGTTGTTCCAGTAGTAGGTCTTACTAGGGTTTACCCTGTAGCAGACGTAGCGTACATACTTTTAGCCGTAAGCGCGTATTTAGACACAACAGGTCGGTTCAAGTACACCACTGACGTCTTTAGCGTTGCTGATGCAACTGCGCTTAGTACAAGCAAGACGGCTGATGCTGATTCTTTCTCATTGGCCGACGGTCAAGTATTCAGCACAGCCAAAGCAGTTACAGACACGGCCACGATAGGCGATAGCGTAGCAACAGTTCTGATCTTCATTCGCCAGTTTGACGATACAACAAGTCTTGCAGACGCTAAGACGCTGCTTATTAGTCCAGCTTATTCAGATACATTCACTACAAGTGAGACGACTGCATTCTCAATAAGTAAGGCTTTATCTGATTCTTTTGCACTGAACGACTTGTCGGATGCAAACGGGCCCGACTGGTCATTTTCGGACTACACAAACAACACAGTATCAACCTCGGATAGCGCTACGGTGACCAACACCAAAGGGCTTTCAGACTCGCTTTCTTCGTCGGACAGTGGTACATTAATATCCCAAGGATATTGCGATATCACCTACTTCGCCGAAGACTACGTCGGGGACTACAGAACTTTTTAAGCAGGAGTAATTCATGGTAAACGATAGCATCAAAATTACCGGTGACGTCAAGATTGACATCATCGGCGCAGACGGAGCCGTGAAGGACTCCCGCGAGATTAAGAATCTAGTTGTCACTTCAGGCAAGACCTTCATTGCTTCTCGTATGGTTGGCGTTGCGTCTACCGTTATGGGCTGGATGGAGCTTGGAACTGGAACTACAGCAGCTGCTGTTGGTGACACTGCATTGCAAACTGCCATCTCTGGCTCACGCGTAACGCTGACAAGTGGTACAAGCTCAACCAACGTAGTTACATATGTAGCAAGCTTCCCAGCTGGTACAGGTACAGGCGCTGTTACTGAAGCAGGCGTGTTCAACGCGTCCAGCGCAGGCACAATGCTTTGCCGCACAGTGTTCTCAGTTGTCAACAAAGGCGCAGCTGATGCGATGAGCATCACTTGGACAATCACTGTCAGCTAAGGATTAGTTAATGTCAACCATCGTTCTTCGTTCGGTTAAAGGGTCTCCGTTGACCAACACGGAGGTCGATACAAACTTTAGCAATCTAAACACAGACAAGTATCAAGCTGGAGGGGCGTTAGGTACGCCTGCTTCCGGTACGATGACTAACGTCACTGGCCTTCCGCTTACTACTGGTGTTACAGGCACACTGCCTATTGCTAACGGCGGTACAGGTCAGACCACACAAGCTGCTGCGTTAACTGCTCTTGCAGGTACTCAAGTCGCTGGATACTATTTACGCTCAAACGGTACTGCTACTTCGTTAACAGCAATAGTTGCCTCAGACGTACCTACGCTCAACCAAAACACTACTGGTACTGCAGCAAACATAACTGCAACGAGCAACTCCACACTAACTACGTTAAGTTCATTAAGCCTGCCCGGATCACAAGTATCCGGAAACATTTCAGGCAATGCAGCAAACGTAACTGGAACAGTAGCAATAGCGAACGGCGGTACAGGAGCTACAACGGTAGCAGCCGCACAAACGAATTTGCAGGTCGATCCTGCTGGAACTGCGATTGCGATGGCAATTGCTCTGGGGTAACAAATGGCAAATACATTCACGCGGTACACATCAAAGTCAGTAGGAACTACTCCGGTAGTTCTAGTTACTGCAGCTTCGTCTACACAGACTACGGCTGTAGGTTTGACCTTGTCTAATACGACAACAAGCCCTGTTACTGTGGATGTTTATGTAACGGCTTCAGCAGTTAACTACTACCTTGTCAAAGCAGCATCAGTAGCAGTAGGCGGATCATTAGCCCTGTTTGGCGCTGACGGCAAACTGGTGTTGAACACCGGTGACGCGTTTACTGTAGTGTCTAGCACTGCTTCTTCTGTTGACGCAATTCTCTCTGTACTGCAAATAACATGAGTTACATAGGCAATACCGCAACCACTCAGGCTTTCACGCCAGCCATTGATTACTTCAGCGGTAACGCAAGTACGACCGCATTCACCCTGTCTCGCCCAGTTGCGTCTGTGGCGCAGGTGCAGGTGGTGGTTAACAATGTAGCACAAAACCCATCTAGCGCTTTTACAGATAGTAACAACACAATCACATTTACTTCCGCACCATCCAGCGGGACTAACAACATTTATGTTTACTACACA